AGGTGATTTCGATACTGGAAACGTTAGATACAAAGCTAGAGAAAGATACTCATTTGGAGTATCAGACCCTAGAGGTATTTACGGCGTTGAAGGTGCGTAATTAATCTAATTTATGGGGCCGCCTCAAAACGGCCCCATTTATCAATACAAACTGGTGAGAGTATGAAAAAATTCAGAGTTCAAATACACGCTTATAAAATGTACGCAGACTTTAACATAAAAAGTCTAGACGGTCCCATTGATATAGAAGATGCAATCATTGACAAATTAGGAAAAAATGATATAAAGTGGGAGTCTCTTGGAGAAATGCATGATCCAAGAGTAAATAGAATAACCTATGAGGAGGTTATAAATGGAGATGCAAACACATCTACAAGACCTATACACGAAGAAAAAGGGTCTGGATCTAGAATGGGAGCAGGAGCATCTTAAAGAAGGTAGATATACCTTAAATATGGTTAAGATCGACCGAGCAGTTAGAGAGGTTATCAATCATATAAAACTTGCAGAAGCTGCTAAAGAGCATTTGCAAAACAAAATAGACGATGCTGCACCCGAAGTTTCTGTAGCTACTTAAACAAAAGCTACATCGTTGGAAAAATCCAATCCACATTACAGGCTCTCTTGCGCTCTACTCAAATCTAGTATATAAAATTACCACTATACAATTATTAAATTGATACATAGACGCGTATAGTCGACGGCCTAGAGACTATGTGTCAAAAACTAGGAGGATAATTATGGCAAAAACTAACTTTTCCGGACCTATTACGGTAGGACGGATTCAAGTAAACACAGGAACTGATATTTCTGAAAACGTAAGAAACGCTGCTTTTGTTTCTTGCATGGGTTCTTTTCCTGTAAACCACAGTAACTTTACTGTGACAACTGATGACGACAAAATAGCTGTTACTGGTTCTAACGGAGCTAGCACAACTTCTGTTACATTAGTAGATTCAACTCAAAACGTACCAGGAATAACTTCTGATGGCGGTTTTGAAGCTGCATCTGTAGTTACTTTAACATCTGGCGGTAATGATAGTGCAAGAACTGCAACTATTACTGGAACAGATGTTTTAGATAATACACAAACAGAAGATCTAACAATGGGTAATTCCGGCGCTGTGACTTCAGCTAAAACTTTTAAAACTATAACTTCTATAGCTGTTGATGGATCTGGAACAGCTGGAACTTTAAAAGTTGGTGTTATTGAATCAGGATTGATTTCAATTGTGTGTAGATCGTTATTTAACGAATACCCACTTGGTCAATCATCAACTTCATCTAGCAAAAACTTAGCAAACAATATTGTAATTCCTAAATTTTCTAGAATTACAGATATTAGATTTGTTGTTAACGAAGCTTTCGACACAGCTGGTTTTGACATGCAAATCGGTGCTAACGTTGCACAAGCTGCAGGATCTATGACTAACAGTTTAGATCTTGATTACTTTGCAGGTGATACATCTAACGATGTAAAAGGTGTTGCTTCTCATCACATTCCAACTGGAATGGACCAAACAGTAGCTCAAATGAAAAATTGTTTAAATGTTTCAGATGACGATGCTGCTGGTTTTGAGATGGACAAAGCAGTTGTAATTTCTGCTGCAACAGATGACGCTTTAACAGCCGGAGAAGGTGTGTTAAATGTTTACTGGACTCAGCAAATTAACGATACTAACTAATATAATTAAAGTGCTCCTTCGGGAGCACTTTACTAAGGAGAAAATATGTCAATTGTTTTAATGAATTGGGTACGTGTAAGTGATGAAGTAGCAGCTGACACTGATTACTTTGTAACTGCAGCAAGACCAAATACATCTGCGACTATGGCACAAACATCTCTTGCAGCCGCACACAATGGCGGTGGAAGAAATGTAACTGTTACTACTACAGGATCAAGTGATGGTGGAAAAACAGCTACTATTACTGGAACTGATGTAGATGGAGCTTCTCAATCTGAAGTATTAACTTTAGCTGGATCTGCTACAACAGTGGCTGGTACTAAAATATTTTTAACTGTAACTGCAGTTGAAATGAGCACACAACCTGCTGATAACATAACAATTGGTTTTGGTGGTGTAGCTGGAGCAAAAATTGGTGGTGGTGGAGTATTTGGTAGTTTTAGAACTACATCTGGATCTGCTGCTGGAACATGTAGCTTTAGAACTGGTGGAACCGCAGGAACTGTAATTGCTACTGATACCTCAAGTGGAACTGCTGGAGGAAATAATGGTCAAGTTTCAGCTTATGGTACAGGGGCAAGATTAGTCGAAGGAATGTATGTGACTTATGATATAGGTGATTTTACTCAAATCATAGTCTTTTATGCTGGATAGGAGTTTAAATGGCAAATACTACTTCCTCAGCTTATTCGTTTGATCAAAGTTTTTCTATTGATGAAATAATTGCTGATGCATACGAAAGAATTGGTTTAGTTGGAACTGCAGGACATCAAATTAAAACTGCAAGACGATCACTAAACATTTTGTTTCAAGAATGGGGTAATAGAGGAATTCACTTTTGGGAAGTGGGAAACACCAATGTAAACTTGGTGGAAGGATCTACTACAAATATTGATGCTACAGCAGAGGGTTCTGGTGTTTACACTTTTTACAGAAATTCCTCAGATGTACCAGGAGGAGGAGAACCACCTCAAGCTACAACTGTGCCGACAGCAAACGTTTATGGTATCTCAGATATTTTAAATGTTACTTACAGACAAAATTATAATACAACAAGTCAATCAGATATTGGTTTAACTAAAGTTGCAAGAGATGCATATTCTGCAACAGCTAATAAAACATCTAAAGGAACGCCATCTCAATTTTGGGTTCAAAGATTTATAGATAAAGTTACTATTACAATATACCCATTACCAAATTCTACAGCGGCAAGTAATTTTCTTAATGTGTATTATGTAAGAAGAATTCAAGATGCAGGAGCCTACACTAATGCAAGTGATGCTCCTTTTAGATTTGTACCTTGTATGGTTTCTGGTTTAACTTATTATTTAGCTATGAAGTACGCACCACAAAGAGTTCAAGAATGTAAATTAATTTATGAAGATGAATTAGCAAGAGCACTATCGGAGGATGGATCAGCGGCGAGTACGTATATTACACCGAAAACCTATTATCCAAATGTATAATGGCTGATTACGGAAGTTTTAAAGATTTTATTGAAAGCACAGGAGATGCAGAACTTTTAGATCTTTATATTGAAGGTTTAGAATTAAAAGATTTTTCTAAACTTGAAAAAAGATTAAAAGAAAAAGGATATCAACCTGGAGAGTATGCTATGGGTGGTAGTGTTGGAAAACCTATGGGCTCTGGAGGTAAATAATGGCAAGATTTTCAAAAGGAAGAAGAGCACTTGCAATATCAGATAGATCCGGTGCTGCATTTCCATACAATGAAATGGTTAAAGAATGGACTGGAGCATGGGTTCATATATCTGAATTTGAACCTAAACAACCTCAACTACAACCACATCCTGTAGGTGCTGACCCTCAAGCTTTACAACATGCAAGACCTGCAAGGACAGAGTTTCCTGTAGAAGATATTTTACCTAATAATCCGTTTACTACAACAGGTGGGTCTCAAACATTAAGCGTGTCTTTTCCAAATAATGGTTTTAATGAAGGAACAACTTATGTCAGATTTAGAGAAGTAAAAGTTCCTGTAGGTGGAGTAGCTATTTCAACTTTAGAACAAGAAACAACTTTAAATGGTGCAATTAATGCTACACAAAATACTTTAACTTTAACAAATTCAACTGCCTTTCCAAATGCAGGGTATCTTGTAATTGAAAAAATGAATAGCACCAGTGGTGCTTTTGATAATGAAGTAATCGAATACACTGGTAATAATACTGGTACAGGTGTTATATCAGGTTTAACAAGAGGAACATCTGCTCCTTTTAGAGGTGTCACTTTAGATGCAACAAATGCAGGAGCTCATGAAGATGGAGTAAAAGTTTTTGGTTCGTATCTTGCAACTGCTGTGGCTACAACAGTTGTGGTAGGTCCTAAACAATCACAAACAGAAACACAACACAATTCATTAACAGTATCACTAGTTTCAAATGCAACTAGTTCAGCTACTGGAGGCGGTTTTCAATGTACAATTGGGCCGATAAATGATAGAAGTTAATTATGGCATATAGTTATTCAGATCTAACAACAGATATAAGAAATTACACAGAAGTAGATAGTAATGTGTTTACAGCTGCTGTCATAAATGGTTTTCTTCGTAATGCAGAACATAGAATTAATTTAGATTGTCCTATGGATTCTGACAGAATTCAAGCAGAAGCACAATTTGCTACAGATTTTAATTCAATAACAATGCCTGCTGGTTTATTATTTGTTAGAGGTATAGAAGTTTATGATTCAACAACAGCTACTACGGGAGAGGGAGTGTGGTTAGAAAGACGAGACCAAACTTTTATATCTGAATATGTTGGAGAATTAACAGGCACTGAAGGAGGTTCCGCAGGTCAAGATACAACAGGGCTTCCTAAATATTATTCTATGTTTGGAGGCGCAACTACAGGAACTAGCACCGCTACATCTGGAGCTATATATGTGGCTCCTACACCAGATCAAAATTACAAATATATTATTCATTATAATGCTATGCCAACCGGTTTAGAAACAAATACTGGAGGAACGTATGTAAGTAATTATTTCCCTCAAGGACTATTATATGCGTGTTTGGTAGAGGCATATGGGTTTTTAAAAGGCCCTACTGATATGTTGACATTATATGAAAATAAATATAAACAAGAACTACAAAAGTTTGCAGCGATGCAACTTGGAAGACGAAGACGAGACGATTACACGGATGGTACTATACGTATTCCAATCGAGTCAGCGCCTCAGTAATAGGAGAATTTTATGGCAATAACATCGGCAATTTGTAATAGTTTTAAAACAGAAATTTTACAAGGTGGACATAATTTTAACGATTCAAGTGGAGCGCCTACAGGTAACACATTTAAAATAGCATTATATTCTAGTAACTCAGCAACATTAAGTAAATCAACTACAGCTTACACTGCACCGGCAGATGCATCAGCTGATCCAACAAACACCTACGAAGTAACAACAACTTCATCAGGTTATACAGGCGGTGGAAATACTTTAGTTGCAAGCGCTGATCCTACTTTGTCTGGTGACACAGCGTGTGTAAAATTTAATGACACAACTTGGGGATCTTCAGCTTCGTTTACAGCAAGAGGGTGTTTAATTTATAATACAACTTCAATTACAGGTTTCACAACAAACAGAGCAGTTTGTGCAATTAACTTTGGTTCAGATAAAACTGTAACAAGTGGAACTTTTACAATTCAGTTCCCAGCTCAAACAGCAGGAAACGCAATCATTCAGATAGCATAAGGAGAAAGTCCTTATGTCGATAGCCCAGACATTCACCGTAACAGTCGCTGGTGGTAAATATTACATTGATGGAGTTCAACAAGCTACCGTAATGATCGGTGCAGGTCTTACTTATAAATTTGATCAATCAGATAATACTAATCTTAATCACCCACTTAGGTTTTCAAGCGACAGTGGAAACTCAACTCCATATACTACTGGTGTAACTACATCTGGTGTACCCGGAAACTCCGGAGCTTATACACAAATTGAAGTAGATGCAGGAGCGCCTTCAACTTTATATTATTATTGTACTAATCACTCTGGCATGGGTGGAGAAGCTAACACTGATGGTTGGGGTCGTTCTTATTTTGGACAAGCTGATTGGGGTGATACAAATATAGTTGAAACTGGATGGGGACGTAGGACTTGGGGTTATCAAGCTTGGGGTGATACACCTATTGTTGAACTTACAGGATTATCAGCAACCACTGCGGTTGGTGAATTAACAGCAGAAATAAAACCTGGTTGGGGTACACTTAACTGGGGTGAAAATGGATGGGGCACTGTTGAATCAGCAGTATTTAATATATCTGGTTTATCAGCAACTACATCTTTAGGATCTGTTACACCAGCAGATGTAGTAGGTCTAACTGGTTTAAGTGCAACAGCTTCTGTAAATTCTTTTGCATCAGTTTCAACAAACGCTACAATTACTCTTTCAGGATTATCACTTACAGCCTCTGAAGGTTTACTAACAGAAGATGATCATTCAGTAGGTCTTTCAGGATTATCAGCTACAAGTGCTGTGGGTTCTTTAGCACCATCTGATGTAATGGGGCTTTCAGGACTATCAGCGTCAACAACTGTTGGATCAGTTGGTATTACATCAGATCCAGTACATGACATAACAGGAGTAGCAGCAACAACAGCTTTAGGAACGCTTACAACTTCACCTAATACTATTCAAACGTTATCTGGTCAATCAGCTACTACCACTGTTGGAGGGGTTGCAATTACTGGAGATTTAAATGTAACTCCAATAGGTCAAGTGGCTACAAGTAGCCTTAATGGAGATGGGTTAATTCTTAGATATTATGGAAGACTTGATCCTAAAACTAGTACAGGATATACTACAAAAACATCTAAAACGTCGGTTAGTGGATACTCTATTAAGACGCCTAAAAACACAACAGGATACACAATTAAGGCACCATAATTATGTTTGACTTAAAACTAAATAAACAATATAAACTAATAAACTAGGAGAATTTTAACAATGGCTTCAACATATACACCTCTTGGCGTAGAATTAATGGCAACTGGCGAAAATGCCGGTACATGGGGAACAAAAACAAATAGTAATTTACAACTTATAGAACAACTTACTGGTGGGTATTCTGCTAAATCAATTGCAGGTGGAACACAAACTACAGCTTTGGACATCGATGATGGAGCATTAACAGGAACGGGTCAATTTAGAATGATCGAGTTTACTGGTACAATTACAGGAAATCAAATTGTTACAATTCCAAATGATGTAGAAACTTTTTATTTTTTAAGAAACACAACTTCTGGAGCAAATACAGTTCAGTTTAAATATGCAACTGGTTCAGGATCATCAGTTACCTTTGGAACTACAGATAAAGGTGACAAATTAGTTTTTGCATGTGCAGATGACGGCACAAATCCAAATATTAAAGATTTATCAATCGGTACAACTTCAGCAGCAGGATCGACTGGCCAAGTTCAAGTTAATAGTTCTGGCTCTTTTGCTGGAATTGCTGAAGGAACTAGCGGTTTTGTATTAACATCAACAGGCTCAGGATCAGCCCCAACTATGCAGGCTCCTGCAGTTTCTGTAGGAAAAGCTATTGCAATGGCAATCGTTTTCGGATAAAAGGAGTAAATTATGGCAAACCCAAATATAGTAAATGTAACATCAATCTTAGGTGGAAACCTTGGTTTCAATCTAACTAACACTTTAACTGCAACTCTATTAACAGTTGATGCAGACAAGTTATTAAAAATTAACAGAATTACAGTTGCAAACGTTGACGGCTCAAGCGCAGCAAACGTTGATTTATTTATAGATGGTTTAACAACAGCTGGTGCAGCGGGTATTACTCCAACAGGAGCAGATGCAACAGTTTATCTAGCAAAAACAGTTTCAGTGCCTGCAGATGCAACATTAGTTATATCTGACACACCTATATATCTTATGGAAGGAGATGTATTAAAAGGTGGAGCAAGTGCATCTGGAGATCTCGACTTATTCATATCGTACGAAATATTAGACGACGCGTAGGAGGTTATAGGCTATGGCAAATGGCGGGATAATTGGACCTACAAACAAAACTTCGTTTGGTAAATGTACAACCACAGAAAAAACATCTACAGGAACTATCACTACACAAGCGGGAACTAGAGTAGTTAGTGCTTTAGTAGTTGCTGGTGGCGGTGGTGGAACTAGAGACAGAGGTGGTGGAGGTGGAGCAGGTGGTTATAGATTTTGTACTTCAATTTCAGTTTGTGGATCTTCTCCATATTCAGTTGTAATTGGTGGTGGAGGTGCGGCTGGTAACCCATCAGCTTGCAGAGGAGTTGAAGGAGTAGCTTCAAGTTTTGCACCAGGAACACCAATAGAAATAACATCAGCAGGTGGTGGTGCAGGAGGAACTGGTGGGGGTTCTCCATGTAAAGCTGGAACCGATGGTGGTTCTGGTGGCGGGGGCGGTGGTATAGGTGCTCCAGCTCAATGTGCAGGATCAGGAAATACTCCTCCAACAAGTCCTTCACAGGGAAATGATGGTGGTAATGGAGAAGGAGTTGAATCAGGACCTTTAAATAGAGGTGGTGGTGGCGGTGGTGGAGCAGGAGCTGTAGGAACAGAAGCAACAAATTCACAAGTAGGAAATGGTGGAGCAGGATCAAATGCTTGGCCAGGAGATTGTACATTAAGAGCCGGTGGTGGTGGCGGTGGTGGACAAAGTTCTGCATCAACAGGAGGACCTGGAGGCGGAGGGCCTGGAACTACTGGTGGAACTGGTGCAACTGCTGGAACTGCAAATACAGGCGGTGGCGGTGGTGGATCAGGAAACTGCACTGCAGGAAATGGTGGTTCAGGTGTAGTTATTGTTAAAGAATTAAATAAAGCTTCAGGTATTTGGTCAATGACCGAACAAATGGAAGCGTTAAAAGATGATGTATGGCCGTTTGAGGCACCACCTTTTGATTATATGGTTGTCGCTGGCGGTGGTGGCGGTGGCGGTACTAATGGAGAAGGAGCTGGTGGTGGAGGTGCTGGAGGTTTTAGAGAATCACCAGGAACTTCTACTGGTAGTTATACAGTTTCTCCTAGAGGAGCAGCGCCTGCAGTAGCATTAAGATTATACCCAGGATCATTTACAGTCACAGTCGGTGGTGGAGGTTCAGCTGGATCAGGTGGACCATATCCAGGAGGTTTAGGATCAAGAGGAAGTCAATCAATTTTTAATCCAGGTGGAGTTGAAGGTTCAACTATGATTACAACAACTGGTGGTGGTGGAGCTGAAGGATATTCTGGTGGTTCTCAACCATCTCCTTCAGGACAAAGTCCAGGAGGATCTGGAGGTGGTACAGGTTATGGATCAGGAGGATCAGGAAACACACCTCCTTTTAATCCAGCACAAGGAACTGATGGTGGAACTGGTAGTGGAGCACCAACAATTGGTGGTGGAGGTGGTGGAGCGACTGTAGCAGGGTGCGCAGCCCCAGCTGGAGGATGTGGTGGAGCTGGAGCCACAACAAATATTACAGGATCTCCTGTAGCTTACGCTGGAGGAGGCGGAGGTGGTAGCTGTAGTGGAAGTCCTGGATCTGGTGGAACTGGCGGTGGTGGAGCTGGAGGATCTGGTGGAAGTGGAGCTGCAGGAACAACTAACCGTGGAGGTGGCGGTGGTGGCGGTGGTGGAGGAGTTTCTGCTGGTGGAGCTGGAGGATCAGGAATTATAGTTATTAGAGGACCTGCAGGAGCATGTATGTCTGTTGCACCAGGAACTAACTCATTAGCAACGTTACCAGCACCTGCTGGAGGATATAAAGTAGCTACTTTTACTGTATCTGGAACATTGACTATAAGTTAAAATTAAATTATAAGTATAACTTTTAAGGAGTAAAAATATGGCACATTTCGCAGAATTAAAATCAAAAAAAGACCCAACGGGTTTTACAAATGATACACATCAAATAGTACAAAGAGTGGTAGTTGTAGCTAATGATATTGAAGCAAACGGCGGAATTTTAGAAAATAATGATATGCACGTCGATGGAGAAACATGGTGTGCAAATTTTTTTAAAGGTGGAAGCTGGAAACAAACTTCTTATAATAATAATTTTAGAAAACAATATGCAGGAATCGGAATGGTTTATGATTCTGCAAAAGATAAATTTTTACATACACAACCTTACGCATCATGGTCATTAGATGCAAATGATGATTGGCAAGCGCCAGTTACATATCCAACAGATACCACAGATAAACTAATTAGTTGGGACGAAGATAATCAAAGGTGGACAGCAAAAGACGCTGAAGACAATTCATACAATTGGGACGCATCAGGTTTAACTTGGGTGTCCGCGTAGGAGGACACAATGCCAAGATCTGGCTCATTAAATGGCGGTGTAATAGGAGTAAATAATAAAACTTCTTTTGGAAAAAATACCGTTACAATTAAAACAAGTGGTTCATCTACAATCACAACTCAATCTGGAACTAGAGTAGCAAACGTAGTAGTCGTTGGTGGTGGCGGTGGAAGCGGTGGTGGTCCTGGTAGTGGTCTCTATGGTTGTGGAAGCGGCGGCGGTGGAGCCGGCGGTGTTGTTGTTCAAGAAAATTTATCAGTATGTGGATCAACAGGTTATCCTGTAACAGTTGGAGGTGGTGGAGCTGTAAATAGTGCTGGATCAGATTCAACAGGTTTTTGCGCAACAGGTAAAGGTGGTGGATATGGTGGAAGATATCTTGTTCCAGGTCCTTCTCCATCTCAAGTTACAGGTGGACCAGGCGGTTCAGGTGGTGGAGGTAGTGGACCTACTCCTGCTACTCCTCAATGTGCAGCTGGCGGACCAGCAACTCAACCAGGTCAACCAGGTATATCAGGATCATGTGGATCAGGAAATGCTGGAGCAAAAGGTTATCACTATGGTGGAGAAATGATTGCTGGTGGTGGCGGTGGCGGTGCATGTGCTGCCGGTGCAGTATTTTCACCTTTTAGTCCTTCTCCAGTACCAAGCCCAGTAACTGGTGGAGTTGGTGGAGCAGGTAAAAACGTATCAAGTATTATTTCAACAGCAATAGGAGTTTGTGGAGTTGTCGGTGGTGGTGGCGGCGGTGGTTCACATGGTGGCCCTAAAGGTGGAACAGGTGGTGCAGGAGGCGCTGGAGGTGGTGGAGCTGGTGGAAGCAAACCTGGAACAGCAGGAACAGCAGGAACAGCAAATACTGGTGGTGGAGGTGGTGGTCAAGGAACTTATCCAAGTGTTGGATCAGCAGGTGGATCAGGTGTTGTAGCAATCAAAGAATTAAACAAGGCAAGTGGTGTGTGGTCATTACAAAGTCAAAAAGCAGCATTAGAAGATGGATTATGGCCATTTAAAACATACAACATAGATTATTTAGTAGTAGCTGGTGGTGGATCAGGTGGTTCATTCAGAGGTGGCGGTGGAGGTGCAGGAGGTTATCGTGCATCAGGTTATGGTCCATCACCTTTACAAGGATCACAATTACAAATAGGTGGAGGAGACTACACCATTACAATTGGAGCTGGTGGAGCTGGTGTTACTGGTACTACACCTGCCGACAATCCAGGATTACCAAAAGGTAATAATGGATCAAATTCAGTTTTTTCAACAATAACATCAACTGGTGGTGGTTCAGGAGGATCACAACAAAATCCATTTCCATCAAACCAACCTGGAAATGCAGGTGGATCAGGTGGTGGTGGAG